CACCTGCAGGTCGACCTTCGTGGCGAAGTCGGCCATGAGGTCACGGAAGACCACCTGGTCGAAGTTCACCGGCGACTGGTCGAGCAGCTGGACCGCGACGTCCTGCTGACCTGCGACGGTGCGCACCGGGGCGGTCACCGAGGTGTCGGTCAGGTCGGTCTCGGAGACGGCGGCGTTGTCGGCGGTCTGGATCGCCGTCGACGTGCCAGTCGCCATCTTCGGGATGGAGATCGAGTCGGTGCCCGGGGGCAGCGGCTGCGAGTTCGCCAGGTTCGCGGTCGCCCGGCCGGCGCGGGCCAGGTCGATCCACTGGGACATGAGCCACGCGGGGGGCACGAAGTACCCGCCGTTGCCGTCGGTCCGGTTCAGGTCCCGGTATTCAGGGGCCGTCGCGACGTCCTGGGCGTGGCGCTGCAGGCGTTCGCGGGAGGCGCCGTCGCCGTCGAGGTTGAGCTGGGTGCGGGCGAGGTCGCGGAAGTACGACTGGCCGTTGCCGTCGTCGTAGGTGCGGCCTTCGGTGACCTGCGCGCGAGCCTGCGCTTTGCGGACCGCGGCGGCGCCAGCGGTGAGCTGCTGCTCCCGTTCGGCCTCCTCAGAGAGCTCGGTGATGCGCTCGTCGTAGGAGCGGATCTCCCCGTCCTTGGTCTTGAGGTCCTTGGTGAGGGTGCGGAACTCCTCGTCCTCTTCGGGCAGGAGATCTTCGCGGGCCTCCTCCTCGGCGAGGTCGACGATGGCCTGGCGCTTGGCGAGCAGGGTCTCCCGCTCGCCTGCGGCGGTTTCGCGGCGCTTGATGAGCCGCGTGAGACGTTCATCCATGACGGACACGTCCTCTCTGCCCATGGCGGGCGTTGATCGGATTCGGTGTCCGGTCCGGGTGATCGCGGCGTCATGTCCTGGTGCAGCGGCGCGTGGTGCTGCGGCGAGGCGATGAGGTGCGACCGGCGCGAGCCGGTGGTGATGCCGCGGAAGCGGCGGGCCGCGCTCGAGGCGCGGTGGTCTAGGAGCCCAAGAGGGCGCGGGCCTCGGCGAGGCTCATGCCGCGCTTGGCCTCAGGCTGGGTCTCTCGGAGAAGCTTCGCGAGGCGCTGCTGGGCGGCGGCGAGGTCGCTGCGGTCGATCGAGCGGGCCTCGGCCAGGACGGCGTCATCGGCGAGGACGCCCAGGAGCGACCGCAGGGAGGTCGAGGTGGCAGGGTTGGCGCCGTAGTTGACGACGGAGACATCGCCGCGGTCGATCGACACTTCGGTCAGGCGGCGGTCGGTCTCGTCGTCGTTCCACTCCTGGCGGATGGCGCGGAAGGCGAAGGACATCTCGTCCATGTCGCCGCGCTCCATCTTCGACTGAAGCCGCTGCACATCGGGATCGCGGCGGTCGAGGTCGGCCTCCACATACAGGCCGGTCCGGTCGGTCGAGAGCTTGAGCGTGCCCGACTTCGTCCGGGCAAGCGGCATGCCCTCGTGGTTGATGAGCAGGTGCACATCGGGCTTGCCGCGGAGCGTCACGTCAAACGCTTTGCGGTCGATGGTCTCCGAGAACCCGCCCGCAGCGGGGCCGCCCCACACGTCGTAGGGCGCATCGAACACCGAGGCGTACCCGGTGAGCTTGAGGGTGGACTCGCCCTCGGCGCGCAGCTCGAACTCGCGCGCGGGCAAGTGGCGGCGCTCGGTGACGCCCGCGAGGCGGGCGGCGCGAGAATCGGTCATTGGTCCTCGTCCCCTTCAGGATCGGGTTCAGGCGCAGGCTTGGATACCGTCGGGTCGGTGCCGAGCGGGCCCATGTTGAGCGGCTGCATGTAGGTCTGGCCGGACCCGTCGGGGATCGGGGCCATGTCCTCGAGCGCGCGGATCTCGTCGACGTTCATCCACCCAGCGTTGCGCGCCTGCGTGTACGCGTCGTACCGGGACTTCTGGTCGCCCCTCAAGAGGCCGTCGACGTTGAACTTGACGAACTGGCCGCGGGGCGTGATCTGGTTGTAGGCGGCCTCGATGCAGGAGAGCCACCCGCCGAGCGTGTAGGTCACGTAGCCGATGGACTGCTGCTCGATCCCCGAACCCCACGAGGTGGATTTCGTGGTGTCGCCGATCATGTGCGGCGGGACGCCGAAGAGCATCGCGATCTCGCCGCGCTGATAGCCGCGTGTCTCCAGGAACTGGGACTCCTCGGGCATGATCGCGATCGGCCGCCACTTGAACCCTCCGGAGAGGACCGCAGGGTGCCGCTTCCCGCCGTGGGAGGAGATCCACTGCTTCTGGGTGCGGCGGACCTGGTCGTCGGTGAGGTCCTGTTCGGTCTCCAGCACGCTGGAGGGGTTCGCAGAATCGCCGAAGAACCGGGCGCCGTACCGTTCGGCGGCGAGGGAGAGCCCGATGCCGAGGGCGGCCTGCTGGATCGGGGACAAGCCTTCGATCTGGCCGGGCAGGGTGAATCGGCGGATGTGGAAGACGTCCTCGCGGGGGACGATGGTCCCACCGATGTGGTAGACGGGGATGCGCGGGAGGCCGTTGTCGGCGAGGGTGATCTGGACGTCGTCGGGGCTGACCGGCATGATCTGCGTCGGGTATTCGAGGCGGTCCCGGGCGGTGACGAGCCCGAAGGCGTTGCCGCGCATCACCAGCGAGGTCACCATCTGGTGCATCCACTCGAACTGGGTGAGCCCGGCGTAGGGGTTGGCGACGATGGTCGGTGTCGGCGAGACCTCCAGGCGGAGGTCGCCGGACTTGCGGTAGGCGTCGACGGGGAGCATTGCGATCGAGTCGGCGATGAGCCGGACGCAGGCGAACACCGTCGCATGCTGCATCGCGGTGCGGTCGTTGACGGGGATGCCCGCGAGGCCGGAGTACTGCTCGCTGTTCGGGGGGATCGACGACAGGGACGTCACCGCCCGCTGCTCACTGCGCTTGCGAAACCGCGACAGGAGGCTCACGCATACACCTCCTCGTCGGACATGAGGTCGTCCGGCCAGTCATGGATCTGCGGGTTCTTCGCGGGCTCAGGGGCTTTGGGGCCGATCAGCCATGCCGCGCCGATCACGGCGATGAGCGGGGCCGCGTCCGCGGCCGACTTGCGGCGGTCGACCACCCACGAGTCGCCGAGCGGTTTCGCGGCGGCCGTGGCGACCGCGACATCGAGGATCGGCTGGACGCGGTGGCGGACGGTGTTTTGTCGAACGTGGTCGTACATGGTGCCGGTGGCGCCGCCGAGGTCGCCGCCGCGCCATTCGACGACGTCGATACCGGCGTCGAGCATGGCGTCGATGAGGCTCGACGCCGGGGCGCCGGAGGCTTGGACCGCGACCCGCGCGCCCTTGACGGCGTCGGACCGTTCAGCGGCGGTCAGCCACGGGACGATCCAGTCCGTTCCGGAGCGGGAGGCGATCACTTCGACGTGGAGCAGCCCGTCTTCACGGGTCCCGGCCAGGCCGATGTGTCCGGTCGAGCGGTCCCAGGAGACGTCCACGCACAACCCGATCGGCGAGTCCTGGCCGATCTTGGATTCGGTGTCGAGGCAGGCGTCCCACGACCCGGGCGGATACAGGCCCTCGAGGGAGCCTGCGGCCCACTGGCACAGGACTTCGGTGCGGAACACCCACTCGGGGTCGGTCTTGCAGGCCGCGGCGATGGTCCGCTCGGTGATGGTGTGCCCCATGGAGGGGTTCGCCGCCGCCCACCCGTCCCGGTCGGTGACCGGACAGCCAGCGGGCGCCGACCACTCGAACAGGCCCAGCGTGTCCTCGTCGACATCGTCGATGTCTTCGTCGGGTTCCTCTTCCTCGGCGACGCCGCCGGGGTGGTCCTCGGCGTTGATCCCATCAGGATCGCCGATCGCCGCGTGGGCCATCTTCCGCAAGTAGGACAAGACGATCGAGGTGGCGTCGCCGGCGTTGGACAGGGCGAGGATGAGGGCCATCGCCCGGGCCATGGTGGTCTTGGTGATCGCGCCCCACGCGTCCCAGGACTGGTGTTCGCGGAGCTCGTCGAGGAGGATCAGGTCACCGGAGAGGCCACGGCCAGCGCGCCTGTTCGCCGCCTTGACCTTGTACCGCTCGCCGGTCTTGAGGTTCAGGGACTTCTTGCCGTTGACCATGACGACGCGGTCGAGCAGTTCATGCAGCTCGGCGCGAACCGGCTGGTCCTGTTCATCGGTCTCTTGCACCAGATCGACGGCGCCTTGCCAGACTTCCTCGGCCGTGTCGAGGTCTTGCGCGGTCCCGAGCACCAACGGCCAGCCGTAGACGTACATCGCCCACAACGCGAGCACCTGGCTCAGCGTCGACTTGCCGTTCTGCCTGGCGACGAGGACCACGACCGTGCGGAACCGAAGCGAGTTGTCGGGCAGCAGCTCAAGCATTCTGATGAGCAGCCACTCTTGCCACGGCAGCAGCTTCAGCTCGAGTACGTCTGTGGCGAAGTCGATCACGGAGTATCCGAGCGTGCGCTGCTCAGTCTCAGGCGTGCGCGGTTCGAGAGGACGCAGCGACGGGGTGTAGACCCGCGGTGTCGGCGACCCGTACCGCTTAGGCCGGGCGGGGGAGCGCACGGAGCTTCCCGAGCTTGCCGGCGGGCTTTTCCTCTTCGCCCTTCGGCAGCTTGATTCGGCCAGCCGGAGTGAGGCCCAGCGATTCGGCGTACTTCAGGTACGAGGGGATCGACACGTTGTCGTTGGCCGGGACCGCCGGGCGCTTCCCGTCGGTGTCCTCGACGTCTTCAAGCGCCCAGGCCACGATCGTGTCCCAGGCGTCGATCTTGCGGGCGAGCATCCGCAGCGCCTCAACCGCGCCGTCGTCGGCGGGAGTGAGGTGCGTTGCCGCGGCGATCGCGGACTCGGTGGCGTCGACGAGCTTGCCCATGGCACCTCCCGCGCGCGACCCCGGTTGAAAATCCCGGGGGGAGAAGGACGAC